GCGTTGGTCTAAAAAAAGAACGTATCGAAGTCAGTGAGGTAGTAATACCGGACCCTGATATTGACAAGAACGCATTGTTATATTTACAGTATGACGCACAGATTAAAGAACTAGAAAAACAAAAGGATTCCTTGAAGGCCAGCTTCGAGGGAGTAATAGGTAGCACTCTTAGTGGAGTGCAAATCAGTTGGACAACAGTTGCTGGCAGGTCTACTGTTGATGACAAGGAAGTTGAGAAACTTCTAGGTTTTGTTCCTAAGAAATCAGGACCAGAATCAAATCGCTTATCTATCAAACAAAGTGGAGGAAAGTAAATGGCTGCACCCGATTCAACAAAGTTACAGGCTAACTTTAAGTTAGCTGATGGAACTCTTATCAATGTATACGCAACATCACAAGCAGAACTTGAAGCACAACTAACAACACTTCAAGATGTAACTGAACTTATTAAGTCAACATCATCAGCACTAGGTAGCGGTGGTAATGCCGCATATGCAGCAAAAGCATTTAACGCTACACCGGTAGTTGATACACCACCTTTTAACCCTGCTCCTGCTTCGACAGGAGCCGACCCACAATGTAAGCACGGAACAATGACACTACGCTCAGGAGTTAATGCTTCTGGTAAAGCCTGGAAGGGCTGGATGTGTGCATCACCGAAAGGCACACCTAACCAGTGTGATGCGGTGTGGGTTCGATAGATAATGCGAGAGCCTCACGAGTTCGAGGCTCCATTATGTGCAGAGGTTGGTGGCGATCACTGGTTTCCTGAAAAGGAAGTTGATTTTCAGTCACAGGTGAATATTAAATATGCAAAATCAATCTGCTACCAATGTTCCCACCAAATTGAATGCGCTGAATGGGGCATCAGGAATGAATATTATGGGATCTGGGGCGGCTTAACTGTTAGAGCCAGACAAGCTGTAAGAAGACAACGAAATATAACAATAAGAGGAGAAGACGTTGCTTGATTTATCCAGAGCTTGGAGTGGTGTGCTTACCAAAGCAACACCGCTACCTGATGTCTGGAGTGCGTTAGCATATAAACAAATTAAGTTTCGACGTGGGCAAGTATGTATGGTTGCGGCAGCACCTAATGCTGGTAAGTCAATGTTTGCATTGATATATGCAATCAAAGCAGATGTGCCTACGTTATTCTTCTCTGCTGATACTGATACAACTACGGTTATGATGAGGGCTGCAGCGCACTTGTCAGGACATTCTCAGGTATTAGTTGAAAGCAACTTGGCTAGCGACACTCATTATTACAATCATCACTTACCTAAGTTGGGTAACATTAAGTGGGTCTTTGATTCATCACCTTCAATAGATGACCTTGAACTTGAGATTCGGGCTTATGTTGAACTATATGGCGTAGCACCAGAGTTGATAATCATTGATAACTTAATGAACGTGGTATCTGAAACGGATAATGAGTGGGCTGGTCTTCGTGCAATTATGATGGAGCTACACGATATGGCTCGCAAGACTGAAGCGTGTGTTCTAGTATTGCACCACGTATCAGAACAAAGTGAGTATGGTTCTACTCATAACCCACCAGCACGTCGTGCTATTCACGGCAAGGTGAGTCAACTGCCGGCGCTGATACTTACCCTTGGATACAATCCAGCCGATCATATTTTAAAGGTTGCTGCGGTTAAGAATAGATTTGGACCGCACACTGCTGATGGAACAGATCACGCAGCACTCTTTACTAACTATGCTGCTTGTCAGATAAATGACGCTGACGCTTATGGTAGGTCAGTTCGTAACCAGGCTATCTTTGGAGCGCAAAATGTTTGAGTGGATTGAACGCAGTATCAGAGATAAAATTATCAAAGAGATAGAAAGTTGCATTGACTATCCAGAAGATGATTATGAGCGTGGCCTTAACAGAGGTATGTCCATAGCTATTAATATTATTAGGAGTAAGAAGAAGTGATACTTTTCTGCAAACTGATTGGGCATAAGGTTGAAAAGAAATTTATCAATCAACAAGATTGTCTAGTCAGTAAATGCAATTATTGCTTACGCCAATATTTAAAGAAGGAGTTAGTGTGAACACAGAGATCCAGTATCTAAAGAAGCGTATAGTCAAGCTGGAGATGGACTTTGCGGGCTTCGCCTCGCTCCTGATACAAGCAGGAATAGTAGAAGTTATTGACGAAGATGGTCAACAAGTCTTTAAAGTCAACAAGGTAAAACTTGATGGCAAGTAAATACAATCGAGTCAAAGGTAGCATCTTTGAAACAGATGTTATGAAGTGGCTCCGCAAAGCAGGTGTCCTAGCTGAACGCTTAACAAAAGCGGGTAGCAAGGATGAAGGCGATATGGTTGTTGTCATTGCTGGCAAGAGCTATATCTTAGAACTCAAGAACAGGGCAACGCTCTCCTTGCCTGAGTTCTGGAGGGAAGCTGAAGTTGAGGCGCTTAACTATGCTAATGCTCGTGGTATCGGGGAAGTGCCACTGCACTATGTTGTAGTCAAGCGCCGAAACTCAGGCATAGAAAATGCCTGGGTAATACAAGATCTTAAACAATGGTTAAAGGAGAAACAGTAATGGCTGGTTCCAATCCTGAGAACAGAACTTGGGTATTAAACAAAGCGTTTCAACTCCAACCTAAAACTGTTATAGATGTTGGAGCAGGTGGTGGAACTTACTCTAAGTTACTTCGTCCATTTATCGGGGCGCACTATACAGCGATAGAGGTCTATCAAAAGAATATAGATCAATACAAGTTGCACGAATTGTATGATGATGTTCAACTTGGTGATGTTCGTAACTATGAAAGTCTAGAAGCTGACCTGATTGTCTTTGGTGATGTGCTTGAGCATATGACTAAAGAGGAAGCTGTTAAGGTATGGGATGTGGCTAGTAAAGGTTGCAGGTATGCGATTCTTTCTATCCCTATTATCCATTACCCGCAAGGTGTTATTGATGATAACCACCACGAGATACACGTAGTAGATGACTGGAATAATATCTCAGTCTTTGAATCATTTAAGAATATAATCGAATGCCGGTTAGGTGCTGAGACAGGCGCTTACCTAGCAAAATTCTAAGGAGAAGAAATGCCAACGCCAACAGGAGATATAACCAGCACTGAAACTTGGGGTGCAACACCGGACCTAGAGTTAATTGAAGAACAAACTATTGATACTAAAGGTTACTCGGTAAAGTTAATAGAGAAGGTAGCAGATATGGTTTTAATGGGTGGTTACACAAATCAAGTAGCAGTTAATATTATTGATCTAGTAACTAACTGGAAAGAACCTCAAAAGAAAGCTGTTCCAAAATGATCTGCCACGACTGTCTAGTAGGCGGTGTCTTAAACACCGAGGGCTACTATGATAAGGCCACAGACTTACACTACCAATGCGAGGATAAGGGATGCGTATGTCAACACAAGGTTGGTCCAGGGTTAATCGCAAGAAAAGGTTCAACGGTTCCACCGATGCAAACACAATCCCCATAGGGCCAATAGTCCTAGCATTTGGTGGGGAAGTAAAAGAAGGTAAGTCCAGCTCGGTGCGTTGTGTATTGCACAATGACAGTAGACGCAGTGCGGTAATCAATACAATAGATAATCTCTATTACTGCCACACCTGCGGTAAGGGTGGCAATGCAGTGAACTTGGTTTGTATACTAGAGAATATGGAGTTTAACGATGGCCTCAAACGTGCAGTCGAAATTGCTGCTGGAAGCGGCGCAACGATACGCTCAGGCAATAAATCAGGAAACTCTAGCCGTGCTAGAAGAACGTGGGATCTCTGAACTAGTAGCATCTAAGTATCAGATTGGAACCATTACTGACCCTATCAACGGTCACGAGATGTATGCTGGATGGATTTCCATCCCTTATATTACTGCTGGTGGTCATTGTGTTGGCTTTAAGTTTAGAAGATTAGATGATGGCAAGCCTAAGTATGGTAGCCCAACAGGGCAGAAGGCTCATCTCTATAACGTCAGTGACCTAACCCTTTCGAGTAAGTATATTGTTGTCACCGAAGGTGAGTTAGATGCAGTCATTACTAGTGGTGTGTTAGATATACCAGCAGTCGGAGTGCCAGGTGTCGCTGCCTGGAAGTCACACTTCCCAAAGTTATTTAGCGGTTATGAAACCGTATTTGTAGTGGGCGATAATGATGTCAAAGAGGATGGCTCTAACCCAGGAGCTGAGTTCGCTAAGCGTGTCGCAAACGAGGTGATGAACTCAACTATTGTTACACTACCACCTAGTATGGATATCAATGACTACTACCTGGCTAATGGTGCCGAGGCAACCCGTAACCTACTAATAGGAGAGTCTAATGGATGAGCGAGGAACTGGAATTAGCGCTGACAATTTTGATAGAGAGTGGCTTCATAGTGCTGAGCGTAGACCAGGCTCGCAAGGAGTTCGTAGTAACCCTGCGTCCAGTCCGTTAGCAGATCATCCAGTAGTAGCCAACTACCGCAGTGCTGGTGGCGTTAGCACTGATGACCTGACTTCATTCATAGAGTCCTTCGCTTCGCTTCGTGCTGGACGTGTTAAGAGTGTAGGCCACGAACAGTATGCGTTAGCAACTGGTCAGAAGTTTGAGTCATTTACTACTGCAGATACCATTAGGGAACTGCTAGAAGAACTAGCTGACGCTAGCAACTACATAGATTTCCTTGCTATCAAACTGCTTAACATCCAGCACGTAATAGATCTGGTGCTACCTGACTGTGAGTGAACTAGACCCTGCAGTATATGACTTAGTTCCTTCGGTTACTAATAGTATTCATCGTCGCTATAAGAACTTCATAGAGAAGGCAGACCTTGCCCAAGAGTGTTACGTCTGGGCTACTGGTCGTGCTACTTTCATCAACGCTCAGTTGGCTGAGCCAGATCCTGAACAATATAAACATAACCTTCAACGTATCGCTTGGCAGATGCGTAGAGTAGCTGAACGCTACGCTCGTAGAGAGAAGGCAGATAAGTCCGGCTATTCAATAACGGATGAAACCTATTACGAGACTGCTACCCTGGGCCAGCTCTTACCTTTCGTCATCGCTTCAGTAGTAGACGGAACAGTGCTAGAACAGATACAAGATATGATTAAAGATGGACAACCTCGCGGCTCATCATCACCGTCAGAGGGTGGCAACTTACTTGCAGTCCTGATAGATATTAAGAAAGCTTACTTAAAGTTAGAGCAGTCCGATAAGGACTTGCTACTGCTTAGACATCACGAAGGTCTTACCCTTCAGCAGATCGCTGAAGTATATGGTTGCGCCCTATCTACTGCTGATAGGCGCTGTGCTAATTCACTTCGCAAGTTGCAGAACCTACTCGGAGGAGACAGCCCTTGGCGATAAACCGTTACCTGAAATACTTACGTGAATGTTATTTAATTGTGCGGTGCCTTGTCACACGCAACCACCAAACAAACTCTTGGTTTGTTATCAATCAGAGTGACGGCCTGATGCTTCGCCTTACTCACTGTATTAAATGCGGTAGGTATTGGGTATGAAAGAACTAGAACTATTTAATTACTTACAGGAAAGTTTATATCCGGACCTTGTTAAGAGTGAAGGTATCTTCGATTCATTCGATTGTATTAGTCAGCAAGCGGGCCATTACATAGAACTTAAGTGCCGCCACACTCACTACCCTACCCTGCTGATTGAGGAGATGAAGTATCGCAAGCTCATAACGCAGAGCGCTGAGCGCGATCTCATTCCCTTTTATATTAACTCAACTCCACTTGGTATCTATTCCTTTGATCTAATGGATATACCAGAACCTGAGTGGGTTAAGCACTGGATGCCGGTTACTTCAGAGTTCGCTAACCGCAGTAAGATTGAGAAGTTAGTAGGTTATCTTGATATCGAGGAAGCGATTAAACTATGATTTATGATTACAGATGTAAGTGTGGCTCGACTCTACAAGTAGAGCGCTCTATCCACGAGGAAGCTAGCAACCCTGTCTGTTATGACTGCCACGAAAGTATGGAAAGAGTTTGGTCATCGCCTCCTGTTACCTTCAAAGGTAAGGGTTTCTACTCCACCGATCACGCTAAGTAAATAGTAAAGCCCCACCGGACGGAGAGGTGGGGCTTACTTGTGCGACTAGGAAGAAAGAGTATAAGACCTAGTTCGCAGTATCAAAGGTATCACAGATACCCTGAATAATCCATTCAACAACAGGAACTGTTACTGCATTTCCCATTTGCTTATATCTATGAGTATCAGATTGTCCTTCAGTCCACTCGTCAGGAAAACCTTGCAGCCTTTCATATTCTAGCGGCGTAAGTCTGCGAACAATGGGACCAACGAATAAAGTTTGATCATTACTAGTAGCTATGGTCAGACTTTTATCTTCTGAAAGTAAAGCTCCTTTACCTCCACCTGGTTTACCTGCTCGCATTCTAACGATAACAGCAACGGTGGCCCTAATGTCTCCATTATCAAAAGCGTTCAATGTCGGGACCATCCCGCCCTCAATCCACGTTTCATAGTCCTCATTAGTTTGCGCTCTGCGACGCTTGGTGAACCAGAGCATTACTTAATTCTTCCGGCAAGCTCTTGCCTCTGCGACTTGATCTGCGAAGTATCCCTTCGCAAGCCTTGGGGCTTAAATAATACTTCGTCTGGACCTCTTTCCCCTGAAGAACGTCGGCCAACGATGAAGACACGGCGGCGTCTTTGGGGAACTCCGAAGTGCTGAGCGTCAAGAGTCCTCCAGGCAACAGAATACCCGAGGTCTGCCATCGTCCCGAGCACGACTCCAAAATCCTTTCCTTCGTTACTGGATAACAGACCAGGGACGTTTTCGAGTATGAACCATTCTGTTTGCGTTTCTTCCACAACTCGGGCAATCTCCCAGAATAACCCGCTTCGTTCGCCAGCCAAGCCAGCCCTCTTGCCAGCGACGCTGAGATCTTGGCAGGGAAATCCTCCTGTAATAATTCCTCTGCTTGGATTAAATCCTGCATTTATTAAGTCCTCTCCCTTTACTGTTGTTACATCATTAAATTGTTTTGCGTTAGGGAACTTACGTTCCAATAGAACTTGGCAATGTTTATCTATCTCCACATTAGCAACAACATTAACTCCGTTGCGTTCCATCGCCAGGTCAAAGCCACCTACTCCTGCGAATAGTGATACTCCTGTAATCATTTAGACTCCTCAGTAGTAGTTGTTCTTTCGTTGGAAAGAGTTGGCTCTACAAGGTGTGTCGTGTTTGTGAGAAATGTATCTAAGGCCTCGTAAGATTTGAGTAGCAGGATCTCTGCTTGTCTCTCCAAGGTGCTGAGCAATACCAAAAGCTGACGATCTTGGTCTGCCCTTATGGTCGAGAGGTCTGGCGTAGTGGTCAAACCTGCTCTCACGGGTCCAAAGGGCGATGAGGCACTCTCGCTCTCTCCCTTTCCACCCGAAAGCAAGGTAAGCGTAACGTGCTGCGAGCTTTTTATTCTGTAACTTCTGCTCATAAGTTGCCGGCCCGTGATTGATTATTGCGGGTTTCGGTCGGTGTATCTCTACCTCTATCGGTAACGGTGCCGGTGTTAGTGTCCACACTAGCATTAGTGTTACCGTCAAGGTCAATCCAAGTCTTCCCCTGCGTGTAATCATTAATCTTCTCCTCCTCCAGATAAACTTTATATTCATTAGGAAAAGCGTTAGCTAACTTGGTTAGCGCTCTCGCTCTCGCTCTTTGATAATTACGTTGAGCTACTGCTCTTTTCTTGGCAGCAGCAATTCTTTTATCTTCCATTAAGTTTCCAATCAACGGTAATTATTACGTAGGCCAGTAGTAAAACTACGACCAAGCCAACAAACATCATCGGGTTATCCTCTCTAGTGTGTTAGTGATCCCTGCTAGGACTAGGAAAGTTACATCTATCGGCTCGCCTACTAGGGCGGCGTCCTCGCCGTCCTCCGACCAGCTCGTTACGAATATGCGAGAGTTTATCGGACCATTACGCCAAAACCTAATACACTCGGTGACATCTCCCCCACCCCATATGGCTATGCCTTGCTCATCTACCACTTCATAGAAGGTTACGTTCGTGGTCTTACCCTTAAAGCTGATTACATTACTCATTCTCCTCCTCCTTCTCTTTTAATTGTATTTCTGCTAGTGCGTGGGTCATTCGCATTATGTTACGCATACCCATATCGGTATTACCTGCCCATATCTGCTGAATAGCTAACTTCTCGCAGAGATCAGCCTTAGCTTGATAGTATTCCGGTGTTGGTCTAGTCATTTCTTGCTCTCTCTCTCTCATACCCGCAGTCCGGGCAGGTCCATACCACTATCCCGCCGCCGATTTGCGCCGGGATATCTTCATAAGTCTTACCGCAGTCCTCGCAGTCTGCGTCTATCATAGTTGAATAGAAGATAGCGTTCATTAGACACCCTCTCCTTCACTCACTATTAGACTCATCTCGCAGTCATCGCATAAGTATTTACCGGAGTGAGTCTGAGCTATTAACCACCATTTCG